CCCCAGATTCCTTGAATTTCTTGTTGTGCCTTCCAGCCGAGGAGCAGTCCACGATCCCCATATCATTATTCCAAAGGTGGTTGGTCTCATGTAACATGATCCCGACAGTCTCCACAGGCGGGTTGTGCAGTTCCTCAGCGCACATGGTTATCTCATGTACCTGCTGGCCCTCCCTGGTTTCCCACCGTTTGGCTGCAAACCAGGCGCAACTGCTCCTCTGGCCCTTGGTCTGGATCACTATGGTAACCGGAGGTGCCTCCTGGTCCCTGTCCCCGGTGAGAGCGTAGCCCCAGGTCACGGCTCTCTCCAACTCCTTGATGCATGGGCCAAGTGAGGCCGTCTCCACGGGTCTGGGTTGTAGGGTCTGTCTGGCCATCCTTAAATCTCCTTTCCGGCTAATCTCATCAACTCTGGCAGGGGCCTACCGAATGCGTTCCCTGGCTGGTCTATCCTGGGCCTCCTGAATTTGTACTCCTTCTGGTACAGGCTGGAGCATCCCCTTTTAGCACACCGCCAGGCCACTGTGACGCCCGTTACGGGGCTTTGTACGCTGGGGCTGGGCCATAGTGTCACCTGGACTTGAACCCACTTGTGTTCGTGCTCTAGAACACGATTTCCATCCCTGTCCCGGACTACTGGCATGTAGACCTCCTCCTAGATGAATGGGAACTTAATCTCCCCTTCTGAACTTATGTAGACCTGCCTCACATCAGGGTTGTCGTTGTAGCCCTCTAACCAAGCCTGGAACTGCACCAGGAACTGGCAGGACGCCTCATCCCTGCCATCGTAGTCATCTGTCCTTATGCCATTTAGCAAGGTCAGCATCTGGGCCACCATCTGCTGGCGCAGGGTGGGATGCTCCCTATTCAGTGCCTCTACCAGGTGCGGGTTCATAGCCTCAGAGCCTATCCTGTTGGTCACCTTGTACCAGGCAGCGTAATAGGTCTTGGCATCAGTTTCGCCTATTGTCATGGTTAGACCTCCTCAGAATGGCATAAAGACATATGCCATTTAGCAATGCGTGGCTTACGTCGGATGCGTCGAAGTTGTAGCCTTTATATCTCCTACCGAAATATCGGTAGGAGATATTCTGAACCACAACCTGGACACATGAACTCCCCATCCATCTTGTCAATCTGGATGCCATGGGCAGAGTAGCCACATCCACAGGAGACATCGTAACCGGACGCTACTATGGACAACTCGTATTCCTCAGTCGCTTCCTGCTGGATGCCATGGGCAGACTGCTCAAATACCTCGATGCACTCAGAGCAAATCATCATGCCGGTGGTTACCATGTAGCCGTACGCCTCGCCGGGGAGTATTTCAGCCCCGCATCCTCCGCACCTACTGGCTGGACCGGGTTCCAGGGTGCGAATCTCGTATCCGGCTCGTTCGGTCATGGTCTATACCTCCTCATTAGTCTGCTAATCTCTGTTCCCTATTTTCTATTTGGTGCTGATTAGGATGCGGTAGTCCAGAGGACGTTGCGGTCCATGTCCATGACGGTGACGTTGCCGTGGTCATCTTGATGAATCCAAACCTGGCTTGATTCTATCCACATCATCCCATCGTCTTTGTATGCCGAATCATCAAATTCGGCGGCTTCAATGGCTTCCCAGTCCGGCCAGAAGCCGAAGTCCGCGCCGTCACCTGGGTGAGCGCCAAAGAAAACGAAGGGTGGGCAGAGGTTATTCAATTCACGCTCAATATCTGCAATCATTCCGGATAGTTCTGATTCATCCTCAGTGCCATTTTCGATGAGGTCATAGGCATCACCCAAATAACGATGGGTGAACCCGGCCAGTGATTCTAGCGCACTAACAAACGCAGGCAGCAAGTCCTCAGTTCGCAGGGTGCCGGTGGATACGGATCCTAGGGTAAACGGGGTATGCGTGGTAGTCATGGTTACCTCCTCTTACGGTTAGAAGTGGACACTGGCGTTCTGGAGGATCTCTTCCATCTTCTCGTGGATGCTCAGGTACTCCTGGCCCACGGCGGTTTCATCGTCCTCATCTGGGCCAGGCATGTCGTTAAAGCACCAGTATGCGTCCTCCAGTTTTAGCAGGATTTGCTTGAGTGCCTGTAGGTCGTCTGTTGTCATGGTCTAGACCTCCCTAAAGGATTGGACTATGTCCATTGCTACGTTGAACAACTCTATGTTAGCCTCGTAGTAAGGCCTCACCACGGCCTCGTCATCCCCCCAGGCGTTCAGGGTGCCAAGGAACCCAAAGACCAGGGCTTTGAAGGCTGGGGCAAAATGGTTAATTTGCCTCCTTCCAGGCTTCCAATTCTGCCAGCATCGCTTTCTTGGTTTTGCTTGTGAATCCCCAATACCCCTTCATGGCTGGGAGTACAGCCGGGCCTCTCACCTTGATTCCCTTCAGTTCCAGCTTCAGCCGGGATATAGCTACGACTACGACTACCCTTTTGCGGATTACCAAATCGCTCATGTCAATGGCAAAGCTCATGGTTATTCCTCCCATTCTTCGGTGAAGTCCATCTTCTGCTTCCCATCCCAAAACGGGTTAGACACCCAGGTGTCATAATCAGTCAGCAGGAATTCTGCCGCTGGGCGTAGGTAACCCTCTTGTTGAACCGCTGCCTTTTCTTGGTTTTGCTTGTGAATCCCCAATACCCCCCAGGCTTCCAAATCCCCGGCTTGGTATCGGGCCAGCGCCTCTTCTGGGTTGTTGGCCTCTACTACGTAGGTTCGGGTTACTATGACATCTACTTCGATGACGTACTCCCGGCCCTGGCAGGCGCAAGAGTCCTCCCCCGCCTCCCATTTTATAACGGACGTATCGGTATGGATCTGGAGCAGCCATTCGGTGTAATAAACATCGTCGCTGCCCTCATCCCCACCCAGAACCTCATAGCACTGGGGCAGGGTCAGGCCTGTCCGTTCTACACCCTCAGAGTCGGTGGCCACACAATCGTCCACCTTGTCTCCACAAGGCTCACAGAAGTATTCATCGTCGGCCAGCCAGCCCTCTAGCAGTGGCCAACTCCCGCACCCAGCACAGATGCGCCTCTCTGCCGCACAGGTATTACAGAAAATGGAAGGGTCTCCTTTGTACTTTCTTTCCATGGTTCACTCCCCCTTACCTAATTTGGGCCATTGCTGGACACTGTGACCAATGCCCAGCCGTGGGAAATTAGCTGCTGGCCTTGACCGCATGGAGCCTGCAATAGGCTACCCCGTCAACCTCGACCTTGGCGGCATTCTTGCAATAGTGCCTGCCCATCTTGGGGTACCCCCCCAGGCTTGAATATCTCGACACTATAGCCCAGCACAAGGCTCGTCCGTTGGCGTTCTTACGTAGTATGTAGACTGGCAGTGGTGCAATTATGGGTTTCATGGCTATATCATCTCCTCCTTGGCTTATCGCCTACTCCCCGGAGGGAGTTTCGGCCCGGAGCCACCGGGCCTCGTCAGGGCGGGTTGTCATCTAGTTTTCCTTGTCTTCTGTTTCGGCTCTGAGTGCTATGACGGCGGTTACGTGGTGGCAGTTGCCACGGGCTGGGCAGTTGCAACCCCAGGGAGTCCCGTACTGAGCGTGGTCGTAACTGACATCTGTGAAATCTACGGACACGGTGTAGGTGTTGCCGGAGCTGGACTTGACTAAGTATTTAGGATGCCCGTCCGGGTCTTTGTTTTCGATTCGCTGGATTGATTGGATTTTAGATTTTGTAGTCATCTCGTTTCCTCCTGTTTACTTACTACTTAACTTTGCTTATAAGGCCATTTACCACTGTCACCTGTGCATACCATTTCCGGTCATAAGGCCCCGGCCCGACTACGGTATAGGTGCCATCACCCTTGAATTCATCTCCAAACATGCTGGTTTCTACGAACCTGGGAGCTTTGCCAATAGATTCCCGACAGGATTTCTTGGTCTTGTAACTAGCTGCCATCATGATTCTCACCTCCAAATTCCTTGCATCGACTCGCATTCAAACCCTTGCTATGCTTGCCCCAGTGCTTTGGGATGCACCTGGTATGAATAGGCGCACCGTCCCAGGTCTTCACAGGGCCACCACAACACCGGCACACTAGCCAGACTCCCATGATGTATACCTCACGGCTATCGGTCATTTTCCTTTCCCCCTTATCTATTTAGCGCCATGTCCTGTGCTTCTCAGCTACCCATTCCTGGCCATCATAAGATTTTATTTGTGCCTAATGTTTTGGATATGCTGTGTTCGCGTTCGTGGTATCCCAACATTTGCGGCAGTCTTCCCATTGGCCAGTGGATGTGTTCATTCCTGAGCAATGGCCTTTGGTGCCCTTGGCCCATTGGATGTTGGCATGGCAATTATGCGAGCCGTCGGTCACTACCGTTGACGTTGGGTATCCAAGCGCCGTTGGTGGCGCTCCGTTGACCATGTGAGCCGATAATCGGATCGCAATATTGCTAGGAATATCGCCAACGTAGTCGGTAACCATGCGGTATTCTCGTGTGGGTATCCAGTGTTTGACGTGTGGCGTGCGCCTGGCAACTTCCAGAATGTTTGCAAAATGCCACGCGCCTTGAAGATCACCGGAGTCATGCCAGCGGAAATATTCCTGGTTCCAAATTAACTTGACCATTCCGGCGATCCACGGCTCAGGGTTTTCTTGTGACGCCATGACTAACGTCCATCTATTTTCTAGCGCCGGTTTGACGTTAGTCCAAGCGTAAGCGCCGCGCTCGTGGGCATAGCAGTCTTCACATACACTTCCGGGAACGGCTCTCAGCTTAGTTCCCGTGATGCATTTAGCCGCCGGGGTAGACGTTCCCTTCCCCGGCATTTTGGATGGGTTAGACGTTGTTCCACAAGCTGCTATGGCCATTTTAATTGTGATCGCCATGGTTATACCCTCCTATCTAGTATTCGTCGCTTTTTTAACGTGCTGCGCGGTGCACCGTATATGTGGCTGGCCAGATTTTAGACGGTTTTTGCCCTTTTACTCCTCAGGATAGGCGGCGCAATGTTTAGGTTTTTGCGCCTGTGTTTGCTCAATTTGGTATGGCCTATAGGGGCTTTCTCAGCATGACCGTGGCATATGCTGGGATATCCCAATGGCCCGCTCGTGGCCCTATATATGGCCCTATCCGCTTGGGTTATGTACCGCCTGGTTGATGATGGACTCCGCATTCCTGTATCCCCTTGTCTGTCGTCTGTGTTGCTTGACTGACAACAGTCTATCATTTCCACATTGAGCCTGTCAACTGTGAAATTTTTCACACTAGGCGTGAATTACCCACTAATTTGATGATACTAATTATCCTTTTATTTTTTGGTACAGCCTTGATAAGGGAGCTTGCACGCCTATTAATTTGGAGCTATCAGCCTGGAATGTGATATATTTCACAATCTAAAGCCGGATATTGTGATGTATTTCACAATACAAAATGGGTATATTTTGAGCCTGGATTGTATCTGAGGACTAAATAACGATATTCGTAACCAAAATAACCCAATTGAACCAACGGTGACGGTATTCGTATTGACTAGATAGGGGCAGATTACGGATTACGTCGGGGAAACATATGTTCTAAATCGCTCCTATGGCCACACAAGACACGTACAGGGCCGATAATGGGAAAGCTGACCCATGGGTCACTTGTCGGACAATGGGCAGCACAAGGCCATATAGGCACTATGTGAAAATTTTCACAATCCAGGAAATTGTACGTTACAGGCAAGGGAAAGGAAGGGAAAGGAAAGGAAGGCAAGGCAAGGTAAGGGAAGGCAGCTTGCCAACAGCTAGGAATTCATTATTACCTACAACCAATTGCAATAAGCCGATGGTCAGACCCCACCCCGGACCCCGTGGGTCCCCTTAAGTAAGGAGTAATTTGTGTAGGTTAACCCATTAGTGTCAAACTCTCCATTTTGAGGTAAAGTACAGAAATAAAACCACAAAGAAATAAAACAAGAAATAAAACCACAAATAAGTAAAAGTAGGACCCAAAAACATAGGGTGGTATACTGAAAATAGGGTGGTACACCATATAGGGGGGCCAAATGCCAACAGAACAGCTCAAGTCTTTCCAATTCCAGCCAGGGAAGTCAGGTAACCCCAGTGGAAGGCCCCTGGGACTTGGTGCCATGATCAGGTCCAAGACTCGCAATGGCGAGGAGCTGGTAGACTTCATGATAGATGTGCTCCGTGGGCTAAAGAGCAAGAGGCAAAAGGACCAGCTGGACGCCTGCAACTGGCTGGCTGACCGTGGATTCGGCAAGGTAGTCCAGGACATGGCGCTTGCGTCACCGGAAGGTGGGCCGATCCAGACTGAGCACCTGCACCTTATAGCCCAAATGTCAAAGGAGGAGCTTCTAGCACTGGCCGCTCCAAGGCTAGCGAGTGATCTAGAGCACTATACCCAGCCGGAAGCTCCTACAGAAGCCCCAAAGGTAGCTCCTCCACCCCTTACACACATGCCACCGCCAATACTACCAACAGTGCTGAAAGCGCCAAGGTACAATGTCTAGTATCCTGGAGGCCACAGAATGACCTGCCGTATATGCCCAACCTGTGGGGACACAATGGACTGCGGAGGCAGAGGAACGGTCTGCGACAGGTGCGACTATAAGGAGGTGCCAAGTACTCTACCCAAGTCACTCAAAGGGACCCCTGAATGACACAAACCGTAGAGGAAACAGTCGCAGAAGTAGCTCATCTGGAGCTTTCAAGGCAATACCTGGAGTACTTTGTAGATTACGTCTACATCCTGGAGCCGCCACCAGGCCGTGGGAAGATAAAATTCGAGAAATGGCCCCATCTGGTAGACGCCATCCAGGTTTTAACCACCCAGCAGCTCATAGTATGGCTAAAGTCCCGCCAGATAGGGGCTTCCTGGCTTATTGCAGCCCATTTCCTACGTTGTGCCCAGTTTGAGCCTGGGGCACAGCTACTTATGTTCAGCCAGGGGGAAGAAGAGTGCAAACAGCTCCTCTGGAAGTCCAAATTCATCTATCAAGCACTCCCTCCTCAGCTCCAGGTGAAGGTAAAGTCCCTGGAAAACCAGCAAGAGCTGGCATTTCCCTCCATTGACTCCTGGATACGTGCCCTGCCCTCCACTCAGAAAGCCGGAAGGTCCTATACAGCCACCAAAGCCGTATTCGACGAGGCCGATTTTCACCCTCACCTGGAAGAAAACGTCACGGCAGTGGAGCCCACACTGAATGACAATGGAGGTCAGCTTATCCTGACCTCCACTTCCAATGGGGACAACGCGGATTCGCTCTTCAAGAGGAGATACCGTGCAGCAAGGAAGCCAGACTAGAAGCTGGACCAAGCTCTTCTATGGCTGGGATGTCCGACCGGACCGTGATGAGGCCTGGTACGAGGAGCGTCGGTCCGAAGCCGATGACGTAGCCAGGTTTGAGAAGGAATACCCCAGAGATGAAGACGAGGCCCTGGCCCCAGCCAGGACCCTGGTCTTCTTCAGCCCTGAAACCCTCATGGCCATGAGACAGGACCTGAGATCCCCGATAAAGACCCTCCCGGTTGGGGCTGGCTTCTACGCCAACATATTCCAGGACTTCCAGGTTGGGAAGAGGTACGCGGCAGGGACCGACACTTCCCACGGGGTAGGCCAGGACTTCAGCGTCACCGGCATAATAGACGCCGAGACCGGATACACGGTAGCAGACGTTATGAGTCCCCTCATGGAGCCTGAGCAGCTCTCCGTGGCCTCCATGGACCTGCTGGAATACTACAGGAACCCAATCTGGGGGATAGAGGATAACGACTGGGGGATCCAGACCATCAAGGTTGCCATTGAAGCCCACTACCCAAGGCTCTTTTACCGGGAAGACGGGAAACCAGGCTGGCACACCGCCGATACCAGGCAGCGTACAGGCTCCCGATTCGTCCTCTGGGGGGACCTCCAGTCAGCCTGTAACACCAGGGCAATCACTGTACCAAGCGAGGAAGGCCTGGCCCAGTTCTACTCCGTAATACGAAATCCGAACAAGCATGGTAGAATAGAGGCTCAACAAGGCGCTCACGATGACTATCCCTTCGCCATCGGTATAGCTAACCAGATCCGGGACAGAGCACAAAGAGCCAGGGTCCCAGGACATAAGGAAGAGCACAGGCGAGTCCTGGGGATCGATGGCGAAGACATGACCGGCAGGAACTTCCCACGGAGCTACTCCGGAAGGATGCAGTCCCGGCCCAACCCTTACGGGTGGTAACCTCCATAGTGAGAATGTTGTAAATGCCCCAAGGTGAGCTGAACATATCAGAAAGGCCTGACGAGTCCTACGTTGACTCCATGAAGTCCTATCTCTCTGGACTCTGGAACGAAGCTCACGAAAACTGGCGGACAGCCGATTCCTACTACTACGGGACCTTTCCCCTATGGTGGGAGGGCTCCAACCGTCCTCAGTGGCTCAGGCCCTCCAGGGGACGGGCAATCATAGACCACGCCGTAGACCATCTCCTCTCCCATGAGCCCAAGGTCAAACGCTGGCCCCTGGATGATAGTGACGAGGCCGAAGAGACCGCTAACCAGCTAGAAGTCGCTATGCAGTCCATCATGCACCAGGTGTCCTTGAGGGAGCCTTCTCTCACCTGGAAGCAAGCAGCCAAGAACCTCCTTCTATACGGGTACACTATTGTAGAAGACGCTATCCACACCGAGTCTCTCAGGCAGTCCAGAGACAAGCCCAGGATCCGTACTGGTGAATCCGGGGATGACTTTGAACTCCGAATGGACGTATGGTCCAACCGGAAGCGCAACATCATGCCTTTCCGCACCAGAGCCCCTCACCCCTCCACCATCCTACTGGACCCCTTCCAGAAAGAGCCCTCTGTGGCCCTAAAACTGGCTCGTAGGACTAACCAGGAACTCTACGAGCTAACAGCAGGCAGGCTACAGAAGAACGGGAAACCCAAGCGCAAGGATATGAGGGTTCAACTCTGGGAGGAGCGCCAGAACCCCTTTGAGTTTAATGAAGCCATAGAGTACTGGACCGAATACTGGCATGCCCTCATGGTCAACAAGTCCTTCCTGTTCGTAGAACCAAACGACTGGAAGCTCATGCCCTTCGGTCACGCATTCGCCGGATTCGGCCAGGTGATAACGGACACCGGCACAGAGAACGGGAACGATGTCAAATACCTGGCTGTGGGCCTCCTGGACCCGATCATGCCCACACTAAAAGCCCATGCCCAGGCCATGTCAGGTATGCACAATGCCCTGATGCAGGCCACCTGGCGCAGGCGCTTGACCACTATGGACGCCTCAGAACTCGCTGCTCAGTTAGCCAGAGGGGATGACATCATAGAGGTCCCTGATCTGGCCATGGTATCCCTGGAGGAGGTCAACAACTTCTCCCGCTGGATGCTGGAGGCCCAGAGCGGCCTGGACAAGGACATAGAATTTGGCACCTTCTCCAGGTCCCAGGCCGGTATCCGTCAGCAAGGCATCAGCACGGTAGGGCAGCAAGCCATCCTGGACACAGCCTCTGGCAGGAAGTTCATAGCCCCCACCGCGCAGTTACAGCACCTGGCCACCAATTCAGCATCCCATATAATGCAGTTCGTAGACACCCTGGACCTGGAGATCAGAGTAGAAGGCAAGACCCTGAAGCCCTCTATGATCAAAGGGGACTACTCCAACAAGGTCACTTTTGAGGTCATAGACCCGGTACTACAGCTCCAGCTCAGAGAACTCGGACTGGCAGAGCTGCAACAGGGTGTCCTCAGCGATCAGTCCTACTGGGAGGACTACGCAAAGAGGGAGAACGTCACAGAGGAACGCTGGAGGCTCATTGCCATGGAGATCCGTAAGCTCCCTCCAGTGGCCCAGAAGATGGCTATAGTAGCGGCCAGAAGGATGGGTCTGGAAGAGCTTCTAACCGAAGAGATGGAAGGCGAACTGGCTGGGGGGCAGGGAGGACAACCGGCTGGAGGCCCAGCAGGGCTAATAGGGCCAGACGGACAGCCTATAGGGTCCTCTCTGGGTAGAGGCTCCGCTCAACAAGGAGCCAACCAGATAATGGGAGCAGCCAGGAACCTCAGACAGCCCCTTACCGGGCAGGTAGCCAAGCCCGGAAGGACTGGGCAGAACCTGGCTGGCTAAAAGCACCCTAATCCCAATCCTGGAGGCTATCCCTTGGGTAGAGTGAACCCTGCCGAAGGCGGCATAAACAAGGTGCTAAAGGAATACAAGCAGTTCCTCAAGATGGCCGAGGAATCCGACACAGTGCCTCTAGGTCAGGAGCGCCTTTCCACTCCGGAAGCAGCCAAGCGTTTTGAGGGTATGTCCTCTGCCCAGAAGCAGGGCTGGATAGAGAAGTATGGAATTGAAGAGGCCATGAAGCTAGTAAGGAGAAACGCTAAATAATGGCTGACCCAGGAGATATAGTAC